GTAGACCTGCTCTGCGCGCTCTGCGGCGCGCCGCGAGAGTTCTTTATTGAGGGCAATGCGCGCTGCCCGCACTTCTGGGGTCTGAGCATCCTGCCGCTCACCCAGGAGCGCGTTGTAGCGGCCCAGATCATCTTCGTGCATCTTCTCGATGTCGCGCTGGTTCGGGACTGCCCTTCCTTTTGCCATGACTCCTCCTTATGCCAGACAGAGTTCGAAGATACCCGATGCGTTCCACGTCACGGTGACCGTACCTCCGTTGAAGACGAACGGGCTGGGAATGTCGATGTAGGCGATCAGCGGTGAGACGTTGGGGGCCGTACCCTGCTTGTAGATGATCAGCGCATCTGCTTCGATAGCTCCTACAGCCGTACCAGCAGGGCCAGGTGTGAACAGCGTCGTTCCTGGTGGAGTTGTGAACACCAGTCTAGAAAGCGTACTTACGAGCATTGGCCCACCAGTCGTCGGCAACACCGGGCAGGCATCGAAGAGCGGGGCATTGGTATTCCCGAAGATGGACGCCGCCGCCGCCACATTGATGTCGTCATAGTAATCGTGCCCCTGCGAAAACGCGAGGACTGTCCCGCTGGGCGTACTGTTGTTTAGCGAGTTGATGATCACGCACCGAAGCGTATCCGTCGCCAAGTCCACGACGAGACCCGCGCCCGCTGCGCTGCTCTGTGACAGCGCCCGCCGTCCGTACAGTTGGTAGATTCTGCTTGTCATGTCTGTTCCTTTCTGCCCTCTAGGGGCCTACCGATTCTGTGAACGGCCCGAACGGGATGTAGAACTCGAACGGGCTCACGCTCAGCGTGTAGTCCCCACCGGCCCCTCCGTCCGCCGCCGCCAGGCCCGCGCCTGGGAGAAACCGGCGCTCTTGCGCGAGCGTGGGGTCAGTAGCCAGCACGAGGTACTGAGCATTTGCAGGCGCTCCTACCGCACTCGCCGTCTGCTTGGCCGTAGACTGGCGCCACGTCCCGCCGCCCTCGCTGGTGAAACGGATCACGTCGCCTGCGACGGTCGTAATGTTCGTCGCGTTCGCCAAGATGAGGCTCGCGCCGTGCGTAATCGTCAGCGCGCCGTCGAATTCTAAGATCAGCTCCGTACCAGCCGGGCGCGTCGCGATGGCCGTGATCGTCGTCGTGCCGGTGACGTGGAAGTAATGCCCGGCCACGCCGACGGCGAGCGTCACCGCCGACGGACGATCAGTACCCTTCGTCCATAGATCACCCCCTGTCCCCGTTCCGTCGTGCGGATGGGTAGGCAGCACACCAACCTGGCCCGTGCCGCCGGAGGGTGAGCGTACCTGGCCTGCTCCTGTTGAGATCGCGTTCAGACGCGCCTTGATCGCCTGGACTTCATCCCAGAGCCGCTTGATGGCCTGCTGCGGGTTCAGGAAGCTGGTCATCGTAGAGCGATCCCTAAATGAGCGATCTTTTCATTGAACAACCCATCGAGATTCAGTGTTATTTTCCTAAACGTGGCGGATGTAATCTCTGATGGAGTGATCGTCCGAGCACGATCAAGTGCGAAGACCCGCAGGTGCGGAGTACCAGAGGGCTCATTCATAACAGTCGAAATGTAGAGCGTATCCTGTACGGGGTTATAAGCAAGGCCGATTAGTTGACTGATTAGCGCATCGAAGTCGTTCTCGTCCGTCAGTTCTTCAAAGGTCTCTCCGTAGTCTCTCGTACGGATCAAATTCACCGCACTCCCGGCGCTACCGCCAACGGCAAATGCGTGTCCTCCTGGAAGCCCACGGATCATTGCCATACAAAATTGTCCATTAGAGAACAACGTCTCATCATGCTTCAACACCCAAGAAGTACCATAGTCGTCACTCAGATAGGCGCTTTCCGAGCGAAAATGCAGCACGCGGCCATTGTCCCACATGATCGAGACGTAGTTTCGAGAAACGCTTTGACCCGCGCTTCCTGTCTTGCGAGCGAACGAAGTCCCGCCATTTTGCGTGATCCAGTACCGCATGACAGCAATCGCGGTATCCCCTTGAATGCCGATGATCTGCGCATTTAGAGGATGACATGAGATGTGCCACATACACTCGTAGTTAGAGGTCGAAATCGTAGACTCTGTAAATACGAGCGTCCAGGTGGCGCCATCATCCGTAGACTTGTATATCTGCGGCTTGCGCGTAGTGTCCGCCGATTGCACTGCCGTCGCACAAAGCCATAGCGTCCCATCAGCGGCAATATCCATATCTGAGACGCCCCATTGGTCGCCAGCCCCCCCGCTGGTCTGCGGCGAGGGCCCGACATTCGACCAGGTGAATCCGCCATCGGTGCTACGCTGCAACTGCCCCAACATGGAGCTGTACACATTGTTGTTATTCGTAATGGATAGAATCCGATAGTGATTGCTGCCAAGTTTCTTTACGTTATCCACCACGTCCTGACTGGTACTTGCCCCATCCTCCTGCTTTACCCAAACACCGCCAACCAGTATTGCTGTATCCCGCTCGAATGTATTTGGAGATGACCCCGACGGCGACTGCACTACAAGAAGCTGATCTCGTACCGCAGCAGGGGGCCCCACGGCTACTTGCTTGCCTAGTGCGCTCGTGGGCCATGCGGGAAAGCCGGTCGCCGGTCGCAGCGCCCCGACGGTCTGAAACTCGTCCGAGCTCTTGTAAATGCCCAGCGTTCCACCCGCATTCTCGGCGGCAATGATGTAGACCGACGCCTGAAGCTGCTGGCTGTGGATGTAGTCCTTGATCCAGATGGCATGGTTAGGTGTGACGCCAGCGGGCATGATACCCACAAGCTTCGTCCAGGCGATCCCATCATTGCTCTTCCACACATCCTGATTATCAAACGCGGCGAAGAAGCGCCCAGGTATGTCGCTCGCCACGACATAGCGTCCCGTCGTCAGTCCAGCATCGAGGCCGGTAGCGCGCTTCCAGGTCAGCGGCTGTAAGGGATGTACGCAGTTGTAGATCGGTCGCACGCCGGACGCGCCGCCGTCCGCATTCTCCATGATGATCGTCAGCCCGCCGCCATCACCCTTATCGACCGCGTGGACGATGCGCAGGTTCGCGCTCGCAGCAGGCAGGTCGGTAGCTAGTTCGCCGCCGGTAGTGAGGCCGACGACTTGTCCATCTAAGAGATAGGCGATCAATGGCGTCCCCGCCCCAGTGCCCCCATAGACCCACACACCGCCAGCAGCAGGCAAGCCGATGTGCCGACCAGTGCCGACTACCGAGGATGCGGGGCCAAAGAGAAAGTAGTAATACGTAGGAGTGCCTGTTACGTCATTCACGCGAGCGTCAGAACCCACCTGGAACGGATTCAGGCTTTGGATCAAGTTCGCAGCGAGTGCTCCGGTATTCGATATTTCGTGAGAACTATCACCTGCCAGCGATGAAGGATGATGTACTTTCTGCTGGGCAAGATCACCCATGATGGCGGCGTATGAGTATGATCCGGCGCGGATTTGCCGATCATCGGCTCCATTGCCAACATATGTCCCGTAGCTGATCGGTACGGCTGAAGGGAAGGCGATCCAATACACCGTATGGAATTGGTCGTTCATAGTCCCAATCGTGCCGCCCCAAGTACCTATTTTGAACCCCGCGCTAACCAGCTCTTTGATCTCGTGGCCACTATCGAACACGTCCGCTGCGCCCAGGTAACAAGACTTCGGCGTCGGCATGTCGCTCGTTTTGACCACACCCCTACTCGTCGCGCTTGAGTCGAAGCCCCAGACCATCTTAGGCTGCTTAGCGGTACTAATTAGTGTCCCATCGGGGAACCCGCCTGAAGGAACGTTGTAGAAGCCTGTCTCGATGTCATCATGTTTGATGGCGACAAAATAATGCGTCAGAGTGTTAGCATTTACGTTCGTATCGCCGCCCACACGGAAGCCATTTGAAAGCATTGCTGTAATGCCGCTGGCAGCGATCCACCCACCATCCCACTCCACCGATCCTGTACCCCATACAGCATCATCGCCCTTGACCACAGCAGCACGCCCGTCTCGGAAAACAATCACGACATCGGGCCGGAAGCCAACCGTCGTAATGTCCCGTGTACTTCCGTTACCGACATAACTACCAGTAGCGATGTTCGTTCCTGCAGGAGGCAAGCCCAACGCCGTAGCGAAATTCGCAACAAGAGACCAACTGATGCCATCATTGCTTGATACAAATAGCCGCAAGTCATCCGTCAGCGCCCAGACGCGACTAGGATCACGCCAATCCCATTCGATATCTCGGATCGGCGAATTCGGGGTAGGCGCGGCCATGACTTGTGTCAGCGCCGTGGCGCAGTAGTCTGTCGTCCTCTTGATTGACCCATCAGAGAAGCCGTAGACGGCGATACCGGAATTCACACCATCCGGCGGTTTGGCGGCTCCCGAGATGCACGTCGAGCCAGCCTGATCGTTCCAATTCTGCCCACCATCCGGCGATGCGCCCGCGTTGTTGTTCAATGCGGCGAAGATGGCCGGTATCTGGACGCCGCTGCTTGTTGCCGCTACCTCAATAGTACGCTCTACCGTAGCCGTCCTGCCGGTCGCGTCGGTGACGATGAGCGTGACTTTGAAGTCGCCGACGATGGCCGTCGGGTCTACTCGGATCGTCACGATCTTGGCCGTCTGCGCATCGAGGTCGGGCGACCAGACCGTAGCCTGATTGTCACCCCAGTCGTAGGTGAGCGCGCCGCCATCGCCTGCGCGGCTGGCCGAAGCGTCCAGCGTCACAAATGCGTAGACCTGTGTGCCGAACACTTCGCGTTCAACGAAAGCATCAAACGCTGCGATAGGCGCGAGCCCAATTGTGCCGCCGAACTCGTCTCCACCTCGCAGATCAACCTGCGTTACGAAGCCCTGGTCGAAATCGACCTCATGCCGGATACCAGCGATGAAGTATTTGCCGGTCAAGAGAAGTTCGGGGAAGTCTAGGTCGAGCGTCAGGCCAAGCTCAAGTTCTGGGTCACCCGGCAATTCTAACGTCGTCTGACGCGGCACACGCCCGAAGTCGGTAGCAAGTCGTACTGCGACTTCTGCCGCCTTCGCGTCTGTGTCGATCAGATGATTACTGAATGTGGTGGCGATATGGCTGCCATCGGGCAACGGCGGCTGTGCGAGTGTCGCGGGCACGACGGTTGCCGTCGCTGTCACTGTCCGGCTCGTCTCGTTCGGAGGCGTCCCCTCAACGAGCGTTGCGCCCTCAACGATGACTTGATCTCTGAAGTAGAGCGGGTCTTCTCTGGTCTGGCCTCCAATGATCCGCGCTGTCGCTACCACATTTGTCGTATACTTGCGAAACGCTTCGGCAGACGGAGTACCGTCCACACGCCTGACTTCAACGACGCCCGTGCCGTACTCGGAAATCTTCCAGCCTTCAACGTCCATGAGCGTTTGAATCATCTGCGACGAAAGCATACGCTCTAAGACTGGTGTGCTCGCGGTGCCAAGTGTGAAGGTCGAGACTTCGATACGCCTATCCGTGATACCTACATAGGTAAGGATGTCGGCAATCGCTGTGTGCACGAGCAGACCATCAACGCTACGCTCGGCGATCTCGACGCTACGGAACGCCTTATGGAGCTGCCCGGCGCAATTGATCTCGGCACTATCAGGCGCACCCTGAGCGCGGTCGATGACATAGCCGGTGAAGATACGAGCGTACTCTTCGTCAAAGCCCACATCTACTGTGACCGTAGCGCCCCGGTTGAGCCACGACGGAATGCGGTTAACGCGGAGCGTACAGACCGGCACCGGGGCTTCGTACGACTTGACGAAGCTCAGACCAAGCAGCCCTGGAACACCCGATGCTAAGTTCTCGTTGTACGGCAGAATACGGTATGGGCCAGTTGGGCCGCTGATATAAACCTTGGTGGAGAGACGCCTCGTGATGTTGAATATCTTAGTAGCGAGCGTCATCGCTTCACCAACGTAAAGATGCAGTCAAACCGGCTTTCTGACTGCGGCTCTCGATGCTCAACGCGAAGCGCCGTCATCATAACAGCGAAGCCCGTAGCATTCTGAGGCGTAATCAACGTGACGGCAGCTTGGCCATTGTAGACGGCGATGAGCTTGTCCTTCGTCGCTGTAACCGCTCGCTGGACGCGAAACTCCCACTCTTGCGACTCAAAGCCGATGAATGTCAGCACAGAGCCAGGGTCTACGCTGCCGAGCGCACTCTGCTTCGTCCATCGCTGCAATGCGATCTCGACCAGCGGGCCATATGCTGGTTCTTCGCCAGCAGGGAATGCGTAGCCGTCCAGCGTCCAAGGCATAATACTATCCCGGCACGAACGATCCGCTCGTCACGAAGCTGCCCCCAAATCCAGAGCGCCGGAGTTCACGATCCAGATCGTCCATGACCTGCTTCTTCACCTGCGCGCTCAGCTCCGAAAGCTGCGGGTCGATATTGACATTGATCGAGATATTCGGCGCGTAGTTAGGTGCAACCGTTCCCGCCGTCAACATACCCGCTGGCCTGGCTGTCCCGGCGCTAATCGACGAGACAACATCTCGTGCTCGCACCAGCGCATCGGCAAACAGATTAAGCGAATCGCGCGCGCCTATGATTGCCAGTTGCTCCCACGCAAGCTGCGTGTTGAGATCGCGCACGATCTCCGACTGGCTGGCGATCAAGCCTATGAGCAAAGTCGCTTGCCGCAACATCTCGCGGTCGGTCAGCACACCAGCGTCCGCAAGCTGACCCCGGAGACGCATGATTTCGATCTCTTGCTGGCGGATCGCAAGCAGCCGTTCGATGGCCTCGATCTCTTGGTCGAGCGGGCCGAGCAGAGGCGCAAGCTCTTCTTCCGTCTGGCCGCCTTGGAGCAGAAGCAGCCGTTGTCTGCGAAGCTCTGCGAGTCGCGTCTCGGTCATCAGCGTCTCGCGTGTCGGGCCGCCGAGGAGCGCTGATAGCTGTGTCTGCGCGAAGTCCAAGATGGCACCAGCAAGTCTGTGGAGTGCTGCGACGCCACTCTCGCCTGCGCGTCGTAGCTCCTGGCCCAAGCTCACAAGCGCGGCGCGGAATGTCGCAGCATGTCTTGTGAGACCCTGCTGTCCCAGCAGTTGAGATAGCGCCTTGAACTCGATGCGTGTCTTTACGCCCTGTTGTGCAAAAGCGAGATTGGCCTCTGCATTCAAAGCCGTGGCGCGTGCGGCAATCTCCGCACTGCTCGCCATAACAATGAAGATTTTCACCATCTCACGACGTATCTCTAACGTGCGTGCGCTCGCCTTGACCTCTTCCTCTTGCAGTTCAACGAGAGCGATTGCTAAGTTGTGCGTCGAGTCCCCAGCCCGAATCGCCGCCTTCGCCAGCTCGATTTCGGCTCGGAAGACGCGGTTAGCGAACTCCTCCGCTTCATGACCTAATTCGAGCGTGACGACTTGTATCTGCGAGAGGCCGAACTCCATCGCTTCGGCAAGCGTGATGATACCATCGGAGAGGGCATCGGCGATAGCTCTGACCTTCTTGTCGGCTTTGTCCAGACTATCCAATAAGTCATCGAGTCCTGGAATGCCTGCACCTAACATACCTGGTAAAGTAGCCCCAGGGGCTCGGTACCCTGCTGCCTTTTGCAGTGCCGCTATGCCCTTCTCTTCATTTCGTATACGGTCAAGCTCGTCGAGCATTGAACCAAATTCGACATCACCTTCTATAACACCTGGGATGTGGAAGAGCCTAGCAGTCTGTCTTGCCTTATTGATGAATGATGCAAGCTGCCCTCCAAGGAAATCGAGCAGTCGTGCCACTTGGCGCACAGCTTCGTAAACAGGGTCTGGCAACTGACCGATGACATCTCGCCATTGCGAAGCGAAGATTGAGGCTCCGCTGATAACAGCGGTCATCCCTAAGAGCAGAGCTGCCCACCCGAGGGGGCCTGAGATAGCGCCTATTACGACAAGTAGGGTAGTGAGCGATCCCGCAACCAAGAGTAGCGATGCCGATGCAGCGGGGCCCGCATCTGCAACACTTCGAAGCATCAGAGCAACTAGCCCCAAACCTTTGGCAGTAGTAATAAGAGCGGGCAAGAAAAATTGCCCAACTGTGATGCCCAAGTCTGTGAACCTATTCTTCGCCAGTTGTAGCTGCGCAGCAGCCGATTGCGTCTTCTTCGCCGTCTCTTCAGCAGCAGCCGCATTCTTCTCCCATGCCACCTTCGCCAATTCAGTTTGGAATCGCAGAAGTTCCTCGGCATTCGCAGTTGAGAGGAATGCTCGAATCAAACGCGCATCCGCCATGCCCATTGCGTCGAGTGCTCGTATTGCATCGTCTCCGGCGGTTCGCAAACCTTCGACGAATAGCACAAATGCGTCTAGAGGGGCTTCTTTAACCAGCCGCGTGAATTCGTCGGTAGATGTCTGTGTAACTGCCGCAAAGACTTTCAGTGCGTCTCCACCTTGAGCGACAGCTTCTACCATACCAATCATCACGCGCTGGATCGCCGTGCCACCCGCTTCTGCTTCGACGCCCACAGAAGCAAATGATGAGGCAATCCCAAGAACATCAGCAGCAGTAAGCCTCAACAGCTTCGCGCCACCAGCGATCCTGATCGCCATCGAAAGAATCTGCGACTCTGTACTTGCGCCCTTATTGCCTAGATCAACAAGTGTCGCAGCCAATCGATCTACATCTGCAATAGGCATTTTCAGGATATTAGCAATTTGCCCGAATGCCATCGCTGCTTCGTCGGCTGTAACATTTGTAGAAATGGCAACCTGCGCAACAGCCCTCTCAAAGGCGAGGATGTTCGCAACACCTGAGATACCTAAAGCCCCAGCCGTCTCGCCAATGCGATTGATCTCATTGACGCTGATAGGCAGGGAAAGTGCAAGGTCTCGGTTGGCACGTTCGAGCTTCTTGAACTCTGGCTCCGTAAGGTCTAGAGTCTTGCGGATGCCAGTAAAGGACGATTCAAAATTAATAGCTGCCTTCACCGATCCGACGAGCGCAGCCCCCGCAGCGATGGCTACAACAGACAGACCTGCGAGCGCGAGCGTCGCATGGGCACTGAATTTCCCTAATCCTTGAAGCTGTGCAGCAGCAGTTGCAGCAGTCGGGCTGATGAAGCCTAGTGCGGCTACTGCCCGCGTCGATGCTCGCGTGAATGCATCCGCCCCGGCAGCGTTCAGACCGAATGCGCGCTCCGCGCCAACAAGCCTGCCGTTTGCAGCCTGCGCAGCTTTGCCGAGCGCATCGAGCTGTTGCTTACTATAGTGAACATCTTTCGCCAACACGCGCATCCCACCAGCACGCGCCACGCGGTCGAGTTGCCGCAATGAATTCGCCGCTCCACCAGCGCCACGACCCACATCGGCTGCGGCTTTGTTGAGGCTCGACATCTCGCTTCGCAGATGCCGGAGGATACGACCCGTCCCGGAATCCTTGATAACGACATCGAACTCCATCCGCTCAGGCATTATTACTTACCTCGTCGCGGCTCTGGTTCTTCGTCCACTAGATGCTCCGCTTCCATCACTAACAACATGTCGTCCACGACCCACTGTGGCATCGCCCAGACTTCACTGAATGACAGCTTCCACCGATCCATCAAGAGCAAGTAAGTCATGTGGATGGGCCAGCGAGCGTCTTCTCCTCCAACGGTGAACTTTCGTCTGGCGATTCCGATGCTGAGGTAGAGCTGCTCCCTAAAGGGGCGCGATCCTCGTCTGTCATCTTCAAGATCACATTCAGGACTTCCTGGATGATGTCGTCGGGCAGCTCCTGGATCGTGTCGTCATTGATCGGAGACGGATCAGACCAGGCGACGATCATCCGTGACAGCAGCGAAAGGTTGTACGCTCCGATGTCGAAGTCGATCTGCGCCGCAGCAGCCCGATCCTTCCTTGATGCGGAGAACTTGGCTGCTGCGGCGCGCTGCGCTTCGACTGTATCCTTGTATGTGCGCTCGGCGTAGACATCGATCCAGTCGTCGCCGAACGTAAGTCGGATAGTCCGTTGTTCTTTCTTGAGTGCCATTGGGTTCCTCCTTCTGGTGCTATGCTATTGCTTACGTGAACCTATGGAAAATCTGCCCTGCTGGCCGGATCGTGTAGCTCTCATCCCACAAGCCGGACATGTCGCCGCTATGCTCGTCGAGCGATACGTAGCCAGACCCATACCAGTAGTCAGTCGTGACATTCCGGTCGGGGTACATGTAGAACGCACGAGGCGATGGTGAGTTGGCGATAGCGTCGCTGTGGATGTCGTCCGTAACAACCCCACCCTGATCGTAGTGCTTACGAACAGTCATCTCGAAGTCGCCGAAGCCGGGTTGATACGTCCGGTTCGTGTCGCCGTACGCCGTGTCCTCGATCCACTCGCGGTCGAATGAGACGGAGATCGCCGTTCCCTCAGAGACAAATTTAGCATTCCAGTAGAGATAGGCATTTCTCCACTTAATAGGGCCTGCCATTTATTTCCTCCTACAGAGCTTCCAGAAGCTCGCGCATCCGCATCTCGAATGTGAATGGCTTCACCGATTCGTGTTGCGCCTGGGCAAGCTCATCTCGACGCGATGGATCGTCCAGATACCTTCGCAAGAGAGCGCTCAACTCTTCCGGCGTGCTGTACGTTGGCACCGTATCCCCAAAAACTTCAGTAAGCTCCACCCTCCCTTCGTCGCAGATTTGAAAGACGCCACACGCAGCTAACTCGTAGCTACGTGGGCCGAGGCTGTGCGCGTGGAGATTTTCAATCGGCTTCGCGCCGACCAACCCACGACCGTATCGCTTGCCTCGGCCCGCAGCGATAGGATCGAATCCGTCTCTGCGATGCATCTGTAGCCCGACACGCGCCTGTTTGTAGAGCGCGAGCGCTTGGTCATTCGGGATGGCCACGTTCGTCTTGACGTACTTGTCCAGCACCGAGGCGCTGCCAAGCCGCATCAAGCCGTGCAGTTCGAGATCGATGTCCGCCCAATCTACGGCTTCGAGAAACTTCACGCGGCTAGGAAAGTTCGTTCCGACGAAGACAACATCGGCTCGTGGAGGCGCGCCGGACGCGCCGTTCCGCCAGTGCTTCTCTGGGTTGTAGGCGTGGCCGATGTATTTCGTCTTCGGATTATGCTCGGCAAAGACGGGCTCAGAAGTCTTGTCGCAGACGAAACAGTAGTCAAAGAGTTCAGCGAGCTTCAGCGCCCACTGGTCGTCGTATGGACATTCCGTGAAGTACGCCGAAGTTTTGACGTTCGTGTACTGCTTCAGGACTTTCAACGTCACTGGGTTCACATGCATTGGCGCGACGACGTGCACGAGATCGACTTCGAGCGTGATCGCCGCGAGGACGATCCGATCTCCGGCCAGCAGCGTATGATTCACCGTATTAAACTCAGCCCGTCCGGTGACTTCCATGAACTCCTTGAAGTCGGCGAACATGTTCCACACCTTCGAGTAGTTCATCCGCTCGACTTCAACGCCGTTGGCACGCAGACCCTGGACGTGCCCCTCGAACACATCCCATGTCGCGTATGTCGGAACCGGGCTGACAACGAGGACTTTCACTCTTTGTCCTCAACTTCCAGCTCAGATTCCAGCTCAGTAGAGGACAGCACTTCCGCCCCGCCGTCGAGCGTCGTCCCCCGCCATCCGCATATCGGGCAGACGATCACGGCGTCGCCTACAGATTGCTCCGCAGCGATCTCGAACTCGTGTCCGAGCGGGTCTTTGAACCAGTGTGGCATTGGTGTCCTCCTACTACGCGGTGGCGATGCCATAGACTTCGATATGCCTCCCAAGATTGCGCTCTTTGCGAACGACGCGGCGCGTCTTGATTCCTCGAAAGCCCGCCGCAACCAGGCAGTCGGCAAGCCGCTCCGTAGAGAACCCTGTCCGGTGATACTGACCTTCATGCTCCTGCGAGCCGTAGAGAAACCGCAGCCAGAGCGACCACCGCTCGCCCCGGTTGCCACAGCGCAAGAACCGGCGCAGCAGCCAGGGTAGATCGGGCGTGTAGACTTCGAGCACGCCGCCGGGGCGCAATGCGCGGCGGCAAGACTTCAGCGCCGTCACGACCTCGGCATCCGGCACATGCTCAAGGACATGCGAAGCATGAATGCGGTCGAGGTGCTTGAACGGGAGCGCTCGGATGTCGGCGCGAACGTCGGGACGGCCACGGAGATCGACTTGCAAGAAGCCGTCCCTCGGGCCAGCGTTGCCGCCGATCTCGATGGCGTTCATGCACTCACAAGCTCCTCGATCTCCACATCTATGTACTCGTGGACGAACACCACGCCGCCGATCTCAACCTCGTCCGGCGACGCGACGGAGCCACGTACCGGCATACTATCCAACGTTGTGCTGCCAAGTGTTGGGTTCTGCAGAATACGAGTGATGATTTCATCGCGCCGGTCGCGGAGTGCGTTGTTCGCGCCATCGTCGTCCGTATACCTGGCGTAGAGATGCACACGCGCTGTCCAGCGGAACATTGTCTCTTGATCTGCCGTCACTCGCGTCGCCTCAAACGACTGGTATTCGATGATCGCCGCATACGGATGTCCATAGCCCAAGATGAGCCAGTTGCCCTGCGACACCTGATCGTCAGCAAATGCTGCGAGTGCGCGGAGCTGCTCGGCCAGACCGCTCTCGACTGCCTCGTAACTCATATCGCAGTCCCCGATGTGCTAGCACCCGCTCCGATTGTTGGCTCCGGCACCATTGGATGCCTGCCAAGGCCCCGTTTGAATCTGGACTGTACGGCGTCGGCGTCGTCGTACGCGGCCTTCTTCCTGTCGCGGCTAATGCCGCCTACTTCGGTGTATGCCGAGAGTTGTGTCGAGCGAGTCGCGCCAAGAACCGCGAGCGCGTCTGTCGCAATGATCGACACGCCCGCTTCGTACCAATCACGATACGCCTTATAGCGGTCATTCTCTTCACCCCTACGCCCCGTGATGGGGTGTGCAAGCTCGACCTGCATCACCGCGCCATAGACATTGAGTTGTTCCAGGAACGCTACGGCAGCGGTAGCCGACGCTGGTATGGTGACGCTATAGCCCTCTTTGGCAAGCTGCGCCTGGAGGTAGTAGTAGGCTTCGTCAATCCACTGCTCGACCCGCTCCAATAACGGCGTGCTGCTTGTAGAGAATGACCCAGCCGTCGTCAGATGGCGGCAGTGCGCCTCGACGGACTTGATGACGGAAGTTCCTGCGATCCTCTCGTATGCGTTATACGACAACGGAGCTGCCCTCCCTCACGGCGCCCATATCGAAGACGGACGAACCATCGACAGCATAGAGTCGAGGCGCTTTCTTGATCGTCTTGATCTCGACGCGATCCCAGAGCCAGTCCATGAATGGATACCAGTAATCCTTCACCAGGTGCTCCCAGTCGTACTGCATCGAGAACGCTCTGGCCTTCGTCCGCATCTCAGCATACGCCATCGGGTCTTTCCAGACCAAGTAGGCTTCTTCCATACGCCAGACGAGATCGTCCACATCAACGTAAGCCTGAAACGCCTGTAATGGCGTTGGGATTTTCTTACCGATCTTGACCTTCCAGCCGGAGCCGCAGAGTTCGGCGCACGCCGTCCAGTCGGAGACGATCACAGGCACGCCGCAGGCTTGCGCCTCGATGATCGGGATGCCGAAGCCTTCGCCCATTGATGGCAGACAGAACACGTCAAAAGCGTTGTACATCTTGCACATCTCTTGTGTCGATGCGCCCAGCAGATTGAAGTGCGGCAACGAGAATCGCACGAAGTCGCTCACACCATAGAGTTTCGTCAGCGCAAGCAGATTCAGCCCCTTGTGCCGCGTGTCCACGATACTTGTGTGCGCGAACAGCCTGGCTTCTGGATGCGTCTCGTGGAAGATCGCAAACGCTTCGAGCAGTTCTGGGAACCCCTTGCGAGACGGCCAACCGACATTCCTGCCAACGGTGCCGATCAAGAAGTGCTCATCCTCGAAGCCAAGCCACCGCTTCGCCTGGAGCTTCCCGCCCTTGTCGTACGGCTTGAAGAGCTTCGTCTCAACGCCGTGCGGGATGTAGTGGGAATCCAGACCGGCTTCGGCGAACAGCCCAGCAGCGTGCTTGCTGTAGGCGAGAGGATGGTACGCTCGTCGTAGCCGATCGAGGACTTGCGGAGGAATCGTTTCGTGATCCACCGGCGCGTAGGGCAGCCAGAGGAACCCGCCATGTCCGTAGTCTTCGTTCAGCACCCAGATGTCCATGAGCGTGATGACGACGTGCGCGCCCAAGTGGTAGGCGTGCTCCCACACGACATCATTACCCCACACGTCGTCGGCCACGGGGTAGTGCGCGAGGTTGACCGGATTAACATTTGGTATCCCCATGCCAACTGGAAGCTCACAAAGCCCACCCATGATGCCATAGTAGCCGAAGATACCGATCTCTTCGACATTCGGATGCTGCATGAGACGCGGCAGTAAGCTATTGGACTGGACACCATAGCCTGAACCGACATGGGGTGCGTTCGCCTTCCAGAGAATACGCAGCCCGTTCCTCTTCTTCACTGGGATCCTCCTACTAGCACGAAATCATCTTCCGGCTCGGCCAGCGCCGTTAGTGGACTGGCGAGCGTCATCCCCCATTTCCCGAAGAACCACTTTCGATCCGAAGGGCGGCTGCCGCGAGTTGCACCTTCTAGATGGACGGCGCGGGCTTCTGCAACGAAGCGGACGCTGTAGCCTGCTTGGCGCACGCGCAAGCAGAAGTCCAGATCGCCAGCGTCAAGTTTGCAATCTGGATCGTACCAGCCTACTTGTTCGAACACGTCGCGTCTCGTCATCATAAGAGCGCCTGTGACGAACGGCACATCTCTGGATTCGAATGGCTTAGACGGTTCAGGCATGTGCTGGCCGACATGGCCCAGGTTGAGCCGTATCGCCTCGCCACCCATTGCGCTCGACCATGTGAGCCAGCCACCCGCATGCTGGACGAGCCCATTCGGGTAGAGCAGCAATGCACCCGCGACGCCGACCGTTCTGTCTTGGAGCGCGGCTTTCATGGCTGCAAGCGCGCCGGGCTCGACGAAGCAGTCATCGCAGCAGAACGCGACGTAGCCCCCTACCGACGCCGCGATGCCCTGATTGGCGATTGTGCCGGTTGTCCACTCGTGATTGCGGCTGAGTAGGATAAGCTCGTACGACGCTGTGCTGCGAGCAAGGTGCGCGATGGCTCGCTGAGTGCGATCCTGCAACGGATCGACCGTGCTCATAATGACTGAGACGAGATCAGACAGCGGCACGGCTTTTGCTCCTTAGAGTTTTCGAGACGGCATACACAATGTCGCCCAAGTCCTGCTTCGACAGCCACCAGCCAACTGGGATCGAGATCATGTGTGAAGAGAATTCGTCTAGCCCAGGCAGCGGACGGTCGGACGTAGGCAAGCAGTTCTGCCTGTCATTTCTCGTATGGACTTGCGACGTTTGGACGCCTTGCTCGGCCATCTTCCGCTCGAAGTCGGCTGGGTCGTCCACGAGGATGGTGTAGAGCCAGTATGCCGCGCCGGGGTCGTATGGAGCAGTCAGTCCCTCCGGCAGGTGCTCGTTGTAGTAACGAGCATTCGCTCGCTGCTGCTCGACATGCTCAAGCGCGAGGGAGAGGTTTGCCAAACCAATCGTTGCCGCGATATCGTTCATCTGATACTTGAACCCAGGTTCACTTGCTTGCTGCAAGCATCGCATCGCGGTTGAGTCGTTGCGATCCAAGCCGTACCAACGCAGCAGCCGCGCACGCTCTCGCTGGCGATCTGGGACTTTCAACGCACCCCCATCACCAGTCGTCAGGTGCTTAATCGCCTGAAACGACCAGCATATGTAGGTGCCACTAAAGACAGCTACTGGAAGGCTTTTATGGTAGATGTTCTCATACATCGCTCCAAAAGCGTGCGCAGCATCTTCGACGATAGGAATTCCTTTTCCTGCTATTCGGAGAGCCTCGTAGTCACACTGTCTACCCGCCCAATCTGCACAAACAATCGCTTTTGTATGTGGTGTGACTAGTGATGCGACGCTCTCAGGCGCGATGTTGCCCGTTCTTGGATCAACGTCAGCCCAGACGATCTTGCACCTACGCAACGCAAGTGGCATGTTCGTCGCAAGGCACGTCATAGGCGTCGAGATCACTTCGTCGCCCTCACCTAAGCCGATGAGATGATAGGCCATGTCGAGCGCAGACGTACACGAGTTCGTGCAGAGCACAGGGGCGCCCAGTACGTCGGCGAGGGCTTGCTCTAATTCGGCGACGCGGGGGCCTTCGCCGATGTAGCCGGAGTAGAGCGTGTCGTTTACTAACCGGAGTGCTTCAGGTGCCATTGCGACTTTGAATAGAGGGATCACGATAGATGCCCTCCACTTCGAGCGTCGATCCATGCCGCATCTTCTGAAGGAGTAACAACAGCATCTCGGCGAGTGCCATCTTTGGGCGTATAGGACGTATTGCAGATGCCGCCAAATGCCAAGACTCTTGGCAGACGCTCCCAGTCTTCTCGTAGCAATCCGATGATCCAGCTATCGAGGTATCTGCCCGAACGATAGACTGCTTGCCTAAGCGTACCCTCTCGTTGGAACCCTACCCTCTCAGCAGGACCCATGGATGCCAGGTTGTTGATGATGACCTGACCCTCAATCCTATTAGTATTCAGCATCTCGAAGACGAAGTCGACACCAGCCTCCTTCACCGGAAAACTGTAGCCCTTACCCCGATGCTCTTTGAAGACGTGGTGCCCATCCTGAGCAACGCGATTGATCCAATCGATGTGCTGAACAGTGTACAGCCCTACTTTGGCGTTGTCCTTGCTAGTATCGTACGCCGTAAGATAGAGAGCATTAGGGTTCTTCCGTATCGACTCAAACCAATCGAGCTGGTCAGCGTAGTTGAGGAATGCGATCTGGTGAGTGCCGAACCACGATTCGGTTTTCAGATCGAGCAGCAATTCCAGATCCTCGACTGCTACTTTGCGAAGTGCGATGCCGTTCTTGTGGACGTAGAGGAATTCCATCACGCCACCACCTCTTCGACGATCTCCCAAAATCTATCAGTAGCTCCGAGAGATTCATCGATCACGTCATCCACACTCATGCTAGAAGACGGCCAGCCATAGTCCACAGCCGACACATAGCTGAGACAGCCTATCTCGCCGGAGTACGAGACTTCCAGTCCGAGTAAGTACGCAAGCAGGAATGTGAAGCCGAACGGGACTGGTGTTCTCGGGAAATAGATGAACTTGTCGTACTGCCGGAATGTAGGCGCAGCGGCGTCGAGTGCTATCTTGCCACAGCCCCGCACGCGCGCGCTGATCTCGCCAGTGGGAACGGCAAGCCCATACGCATCCACGTCTTGCGATTCCTGCCGAGCCCAGCGGATCATGATATCGTTGCCGTAATCTGGATGCCAAGGCAGACACCAGAGCACGGCGCTTCGACCTTCTAGCTCGACTCTCGCCGGAGCGTAATCGTTCGCCGAGAGCGGGAAGGGGACGATGCTGCTCCGTATCCGCTTAGGTTGATAGAGTCGTACGTACCGCTCGTCGTGTAACGGGCTCGTGAAGATCACTCGCGTCGCAGATTCGATTACTTGATTGCGCCATTGACTCTGCGGCTGCTGCGGCTCCCACCAGTCCTGAACAACATGGACGTGTCGCGGATGCTCGACCAGCCGCTCAAAGACTTGATCGGGATACCGCTTGATGCCGAATGAGATCACCAAATCGGCATCCGCGATATCCTCTGCGTCGATGAAAGATGGAGGGATGACGTGGATATCTATGTCGGCAGGCGCGGCGCGCAGGAAACGTTCGATAGCAAGCTCCTCTTCGCCCTGACGCTCTTCGTATGAGAAGTCTCGCAGCACAACTGCGTGTCGCGCTCCATGCTCTGCCATTGGGATCCTCCTTGTGGCACTAGACGCTGCTCAGAATGGCTCCTCGCGCCCGATAAGCGTACACGAGATCGTGCCGCCGTTGGCGAGCGTCTTGAAGCCTAGTACGGCATCCAGGTCTGCATAGAGACCCTTATCGCCGAAATCGATATCGTCGGTGACTGCTGCACCAGCCGCGACACCGAAGTAGCCGATGGTGCCTGCTGCGGCTGCTGTCCCATTCGTGACGGCGACGGTCAGCGCCGTCCCAGCCGTCTCTCGAATGTTCGAGACCCCCATGAGCCGGACACGCTTTCCAGCCGGAGGATCCCAAACGGCGGCGATGGTCGTCGAGAGCGCGGTGGGCGCAAGCGCCTTGACGTGCGTGCGGCGAAGTCTACTCGCCATCCTCCGGCTCCTCGGCTGCTGCTTCCTCTGTCTCCTCGACCGCTTCGTCCGCGGGCTGCTCAGTGCGAATGACATCGAGTGCTCTACCTACAACCAACGGAATTAGCTCGTCCGGCGAGACGCCTGCTCGCTCACAAAGTAGCAGGTCATCGTCGCCAAGTAAGATGCGGAATTCCCTGAGTCTTGCTCCCATGAAGTTCTCCTCTCTTTACGCCGTGACCGGCGTGCCAGTAACAGCCCCGCCCGCTGGCGCGAAGTACAGCGAGTAGACCGTCCCGTCGCTATGCCGAAATGCGAGACATGGCGTCCCGGCGGTATTGGCTCGGATGGCGAGAGCGCCTGCTACTCCTCCCAGCGCCGCTGTCCCGATGACTGCCGTAGAAGCATTTACCGCAAGCGTATCCCCGGACTTCGGCCCGATAACATTTGCTCCGGCGCGCAGCAGGCCACTGTCAGCATTCGCGCCGATGGTCACGCTGTCGGCGATATGCGCTCGTCGTCTGATTTTCTCAATGCCCATGCAACATCCTCCTTCTGTTAGAGTGAGACGCGAACGCCCCCTGGGCTGATCTCTTCCAGTTTCGGCTCGGCTGGCGCACCCTCTCGCTCCAAATCCCAATCGCCACCGTCGTCGCTATCAGGATCGCCACTGATGTCGCCGGTACGGGGCGACGGCCTGTGGCCGGACTTGACGCCAGTGTCGAGATCAACTGTGGCGAGATCGTGCCGTGCGTAGCTCAGATGTGATTGGTAGGGGCCAGCGAGCACGGTGCCAAGGAAGACCAGGCCGCACGACTGGCATTGCTCAACATCTTCCTCATCCTTGAGCAGCCGAACGTAGTTGTGCTTCAGCAACAGATCGTCGTTCTTGAGGTACTGCTGCCGGATCACTTGGCCGGGGCGTTCGATCACGAAATCTCCATACTGCTTCATGCGACCGGAGACGACGACCCAGAGCCCACGCCGGTCGAGTGCTTGTGTCTTCGCAGGCTTGCCAGGCTCCGGCGAAGGCTCTGGTGCCGTCTTCCGTCGCGTTGTCTTCACTGCCATTGGCTCATCCTCCTCGCCACCTAGTCCACTACGTCCGCGAAGAAGTATCCTGACTTCGACTCAGTGATCTTCTGGTCGATGTAGCTGTGCGCTTCCAGGACATCCTTGCGCTCCGGCTCCATGCGGTACTTCCTCATGAACTGGAGCTGCCCGCCAGTCAGCGGACGCCAGTAGAATGAGATGCCCGCTGTCGGAGTCATCAGCCCCGGCGTTGGCGTCGCAAAGAGCAGCAGCGCGTCGTCGTCGATGACTCTTGCCATCGTGAGCGCAGCGCCTTCCGCGCTGGAACGGTACGACGCTCGCGCCACGAGCACCTCGTCGATCTCAAGAATCTGCGCGAGCAGTTGCCGCTGCACGAGCGCGGGCTGCGCGGTCGTTGCGCCGCCCTTGATGCGGTCAACAAGGTCGGGGTGGTGCTTCAGCCGCCGCCACACGATTGCGCCCATGACGAGTTTGTTCGGGCGGTCGCCGGTGTCGGCTTCTACCTGATCCAGACCATCTTCCAGATCGGTGAACGGGTCTGAGCCTCCGTAATCAGACCACTTGGCCGAGACGGTCTTGTCCGTCCCCCACTTAGAAATCACCATGAAATCGGCAGAGAACGCGCGCTCACGTCGGATCATCTGAATCTGGGTTGCCAGGAGCGTCGCTTCGTTGTCGAGCTGGAACACCGCATCGGCGTTCGAGCGAATCTCGTCCGGGATCTCGACGCCCACGGCGAAGTTATCGCAGCGGAACGAGTTGCTCGTGTCGATAGTGTATCCAGCAACCGGCGCTCTCGTACCAGGCGCCCTCAGCAGATGACGCATCGCCTGCTCATCCTCTGCGCCCTGGAAGAAGTCGCCTCGCGTGTACACCGCGTACACATCTGATTGCTTGTCCACGCCAACAAGCGGGAAGCACTTATCGGCGACGTAGTGCTCCAACTTGTTCATGTGCGCGATACTGATCTCGGTCAGCAGCGCATTGACGTGCACATCCCCTACGTCTGGCTGTGGCATCTGTCGTTACCTCCTTCCTTGCTCTAGCTTACGTTCGGAACTGCGCGGGTGCCGTGACGACGACTTCGAACAGCACCGCGCTGGCCGCTGCGGGCGTCAGGGCGTAACCGATGATCTCATCATCTTCGGTTGTGGTTGGCGACCCGCGGCCTCCTGCGACAGCTATGATTGCGTCGCGCTCGGCCACGGCTGCGCCCGCTTCGAGCTTGACAACGCTGCCATTGATCGCCACCTCACCAGCACGATCAATGGCATTGGGCTTGTTCAGGAGCACTCCTACATACGCCGTTGCACCATCGACTGCGGCGACAAGCCTCCCGGCGTCGTCGATGGTCATAATGCGATGCTGGTTGCTCGACAAATCTGCGCTCGCTGGTAGCGTGATCGAACGAATCAACCTGTTCAGTGCCATCTACTCGTTCCTCCTTTCCTACACGTTCGCCTTGCGATCGTCCTTGACGTGTGCGTCGTAGGCCGCATACAGCTTCGGGTCTTCCTTGGCGATCTTGGTCAGCGCATCAGCTGGGCTCAGGCTTGGATCGGTTGCTCGAAGCTCGGCGACGCGGCGATCCATCTCCTGGATCGGGCTTGCAGACACCGGCTGGCCCTGCGAGTCCGTGCCAAACTCCGAGAACGTGCCTGCCGCGCGAAGTTGTGAAGCGTGCTCTCGCTCGCCAGCAACATATGCCTTGAACTCCGGCGACGCTTCGCCCTTCGTGTCGGCCAGCGCGGTCATGATCTGCTGCTTGGCAGCCAGATCACCGACCATTGGGTAGACCGGAGAGCCCTCCTTCGCCGCCTTCGCAGACGCTTCATCGCGACCCAAGATGATGTCACGGAAGCGCCGGTCGCGGTCGGCCTGTTCGAGCCCCTGCACGCGCCGCTCAAGCGCCTGCTTGGTCTGACGCTCTTTCTCAAGAGCCCCCTTGAGCGATGTTAGTTCAGCGCCGGTCACGGCGCCTTCTCCAGCGCCAGAGTCCCCAGCGCCCTTGCCCTCACCTTCTCCCTCACTCTCACCCTCACCTTCACCCGTGCCTGCGTCGCCATCGTCAGCCGCCCCCTTGTCATCTTCGGTATCTGAACCTTCTCCGTTACCATTGCCGTTGCCACCCGGATCGTGGCCGAACCGAACGGTAGCCTTGAGCGACGCAGCGAGGCGCGTGAGCAAGCTCCTCTGATCCTTCTCCTCAAGCGTCGTCACGTCGAGGTCTTTGACATCTACAGTCATACCTTCCTCCTTCGTCTTCTTGGTACTCCCCGACCAGTCGTCTGGGAGTAAGTCTGTCCTGCCGAGTGCGTGCGCGCGTTTGGTGATATGCTTCTTCACAGCCTCCTTATTCTTCGCTCGTCCTATCGACTGGATCGCATTGCCGAGATCATCTTTCGTCACGATGGGGTATGACCCATCAGGCATCGCGTGGCCTTTTGCAGCGAGCTTCTTGCGTTCGTCCGGAGAGTAGTCTCGGGCGCGCATCACTTCCCAGACCGTCTTCTTCTGGACTTCTTCGGGCTGGCCGGAGATGACGATCTCTTCGCCTTCGTAGGAGTAATCGACGCGGTAGTGCTGCTCGCCGTTCGAGCAGATGATGGCATAATCGTCGTACAGATCGACGACCCATCCGCCGTACGAGCCACCGAAGACGCCGGGGAACTCGTGGCGAGCAGCGCTCATCACCATCGTCTGCAAGTCGGAATACGAGACGCCTTCTACAGATGACCGTACGACCGGCGTGCGTTCGTCGCCCTCAAGATCGTAAAGGTGCCCCTCGCTGGCGACGAGCGAGCGCAAGCCCTTAAAGAATGGCCTCGTCGTCAGCGCAGCGCCAATCAAGACGTTCTCGAACTCATCGCCGGTAGCCGGGTCTTTCCATTGCTCGTACCATTCCGGGCTGATGTAGCGGTATGAATCCTCTTCGATGAGTTTCTGCCCACGATCCGTCCACTCGACCTCAGCCTCGATGCTGCCGTCGTCGTTCATGTTGAGCTTCTTGATGTACCCGACAGCGCCGGAGAGCTTCGTCTCGTGCTCGGCATCAATAGGGACGTGCTCTTGATATACCTGCGCGTTGAAGTTCTCGACGAACTGCTTGTTCCCCTCTTTGGTGACTTCAATGTCGCCCCACACCGGATGCTTGTACGTGCCGGGCTCGGGAAAGACGTTGATCGTCTCCGGCGGCTCGGCAGCCAACAGTTCGACGAACGAGCGCCCCAACGGGTGCTCTCCTCCAAGTAGACCTGTGAACGTTGTCGAGGCGTTCTTCAACACGCCGTTGGCGTTGCGGAACGCGAAGCTCTCGCAGTTGGAGCCGCCCTTCTTCTGGCATCGAGCATATGCCGAGTTAAACACGCTCACCCACTGCCGCCGCTGCTTCGTATCAAGTTTCTTGACGTTGCTCGGCAGCGACGTGTCGGCTGGCCCAGAATACGGCATGATTGCGCTCTCCTCGTACAAAGAAGCCGCAAGCGGAACACTGGATCATCCACTCGCGGCCAAGTCTCACTACTCGCGTACTAGCACATGCAAATACGCCCTGTCAAGGCGACATTACTACTACCTCCAATCCTCTTCAGCCTACCTGCTCCATCCTCCAGATACGAATCGCTTTCGGCGCGCTGATGCCGAACTCCGCAACGCGAGCCGGTGTGCCGCCATGCGTCGCGTACGCAAGCCGGAGCAGCTTGAACTCCACATCGGGGTGGAGGTCGTAGATCGTCTCGCCCGGCCCCATCTCGACCGTGCCGGGCTGGGCTGCGCCGTTGCGCGCAACGTGTAAGAGCGCACATGCGCCCAGCCAGTCGATGCCCACCAAGCGTACGTCTATCGACATGTCGGACGCAGCAATAGTGATGCCTGTGCCGACCGTGCGCCGCAGCACATACACTAGCCCAGCACCTCGGCTCGGAGATCGCGGAGCGCACCCAACCGCCGCCTAGAGAACCAGCCGAGTGCTGCGGCGTTGTCCTTCATGAAGACTTCTCGCAGGCTCCCGTAGGGGTTGAACGTGCGATCTGCGCCACAACGCAGACACTTGCCGGACACCATACCAGCTATCTGCGCGGATAATCGCCAGCGATGGATACAGCTAAGGGAGCGAGCGGGGCGGGCCGCTCGCTCCCGAGCATCAGCGGAAACGCCGTCCTCTAGCTGGTGGTGAGGGTTGGATTCGAGAACTGCGCTCCGCATCACTCCTAGACCATGCAATGTTTGCAAAACCGTCCTTTGCGCTCGATGATGATTTGAGCGCCCTGTTCGATGGTAACGGAGACCTTCTTCTTCGCATCATCGATGTTACACATCTCTTTCGCCGTTCTGCGATCATGCAATGTGACTGTCCCGCCGACGTAGACATACCTCTTCGCCTTCGGCATCATGCCACCTCCATCTCTACTCTGACCATCCGCCCGGCGCTGCCGCACATCGGACAGATCACCAGACGCTCGACACATGACGCCTGTACGCAATGCCCTTCTGGGCTGCGCTTACATACAAACAGATGGATGTGGCCGAGTGATTTTGATGTAGGCATCAGCGAAACTCTCGTATGATGCGCTCGCGGATGATCTGCCGTACAACTGGACGCTGCTCGCGCATGATATGCCGCATGAAATAGTCCCCCGAGCCCCGACGCCGCTTCTTCCCCTTAGGCCCGCCCAGTGTCGTCCGTTGCCTCGCGCCGGTGACGAACTCCGCGTACTCAACCTCATTGACGATAGAGCGAAGCTCGTGCGACTCGCGTAGCGGTCGCCAGCCCCGCCGGTAGTCACCCGTCTTCACTCGGGACTCGGCTCTAATGACTGTTAACAAATGCCGGGATGCCAGGCCAAGCGCACCGTCGAGCGCCCGGCGCATCCTGCTTGGCGAGAGCCTATCAAGTGCCTGCTTCATGCCATGCTGCCTGACTTCGAGGCCTATTGGGTTAGCCATAGCTCTACACTGTCTTCCTTACAGGCTTCTGCAAAGGCTTTGAGGGCTCACGATCCCGTAAGCAGCAGTAACCTGCTTGACACGTATGACAATGATCGCAACGATGTCCTTCACAAGGGTCTCTACGTGGGCTCATCGCGTATTGTTCGGCCTCCCTGGTGTCGTAGGCGTCTGATGCTGGCGATCTGGCTGGTTCGGCAAGTTGCGGGGCTGGCC